ACATCTGCTTCATTCACAGCTAACGGTTGTTTAATTTTTAATGATTCAGCAGCTAGTGATCAATCAGTTTGTACCATCGCATTCGGTGGAGACAAAACTGTAACAAGTGGAACTTTCACGATAGAATTTCCAGCAGCTTCTGCAGGAACAGCCATTATCGGTATAGCATAAGGAGGAATTCCTTATGGCATCAATATCTGTTTGGGGCGGTGATGATCCTTCAGTAGCCTGGGGACACAACTCTTGGCAATCTAATATCGTTACACAATCTCTAACAGGACAATCTTTAACAACAGCACTGGGTACCGTTACACCTTTCAATGAATTAGGTTGGGGCTCTGATACATGGGGAGCAGAGAACTGGGGAGAAAGTGCTCTCGATATAACTTTAACAGGACAATCTTTAACAACAGCTTTAGGTACATTAACTTATGCAGGCGCAACTGATGGTTGGGGCCGTGATGCGTGGGGCGATAATAACTGGGGCGAAAACGCAACTAGTGTTTCTTTAACCGGAGTTTCCGCAACAGCTTCTCTTCCAGATGTAAGTTGGGGCAAGCAAACTTGGGGTGAAGATGGATATGGTGGAGCATTTTATTTAAATCCTGCAGATGTGATGGGATTAACAGGGGTTTCTGCAACAGCAGCCGTGGGATCTCCAACGGCAAGAGGAGACTATACCGAATCATTAACAGGTCAAGCAATGACATCTGCAGTAGGTGCAATTGTTATTGGAGAAGGAGTTCCTTTAACCGGACTTGCAGGTACGATTGCTTTAGGTACTCCAACCATAGTAGGAGATTATACAGAATCATTAACAGGACTTTCAGCAACGGGTGCTGTAGGTGCTCCAAACGTTACATCTAATCCAACAGTTCAACCAACAGGAGTTTCAGCAACTGCTGCAGTAGGAGCTATTTCTCCAGCTGATGTGATGGGATTAACAGGAGTTTCTGCAACTGGTGCAGTAGGAGCTATTACTCCACCAGATCAAACAATGGGATTGACTGGAGTGTCGGCAACTGTTACACTTTCTCCTATTGGTGTAGCACCTATAGGATGGGGTCGTGTTACAGCTGCACAAACAGGTAACTATAGTAAAACAACAGCTACTCAAACTGGTAATTGGACTAGAATTACTAAAGGTGATTGACAATATGAATAAAACAAAATATAAAAACAACACAAGTATTAATTAGGAGAACAAAATTATGGCATCAACCTATACCCCTCTCGGCGTCGAATTAATGGCCACTGGCGAAAACGCTGGTACATGGGGAACAAAAACAAATACAAATTTACAAATCGGTGAACAATATGCGGGGGGTTATGTAGAGCAAGCTATAGCATCAACTCCTACTACATTATCTGTTTCTGATGGATCAACAGGAGCAACTCTTGCACACAGAATTATAAAATTCACAGGAACTATTGGTGAAAACACTGTAGTAACAATTCCTCTAGATGTTCAAACTTTTTATATCATAACAAATGGCTCATCAGGTGGTTACACTGTTCAATTTAAATATGTTTCAGGTTCGGGTTCCAGTGTTACATGGGGGACTACTGATAAAGGAACTAAAATTATTTATGCAGCTGGAGATGATGGAACGAATCCAAATATTGTCGACGTTGGAATGGGAACTGTAACTCTTGCAGGAACACAAACTTTAACAAACAAAACTTTAACATCTCCTAAAATTGGAACTTCTATTTTAGATACTGGTGGAAACGAATTATTACTTTTAACAGCTACAGGGTCAGCGGTTAATGAATTTACTTTAGCTAATGCAAGTACAGGAGTTTCAGGACCAACTCTTTCAGCAACAGGTGAAACTAATGTTGGTATAAATATAAACCCTAAAGGATCTGGAGTACTTAAATCGGGTTCAGCTGCAATTAAAATTGCAGGCACAGAGACTATGTGGATACCTTCAAATGCATTGTATCTTCCTACAACTAATCCCGCTGACGCGGCATCGGTTGAAACAACAGCACTTCGACCAGAATTAAAGGTTTTAGATTTTGATGCAAGTACAGCACAATATGCACAGTTTGCTATTGCGATGCCAAAATCATGGAATTTAGGAACGGTGACTTATCAAGTTTTTTGGAGTCCAAGTACAACAAATACAGGTAACTGTATTTTTGGTCTTCAAGGTGTTAGCTGTACTGAAGGGGACACAGCTGATGTAGCTTTTGGAACGGCTATAGAAGTAACAGATGCTGGAATTGGAACTGTAGAAGACGTACAAATGAGTGCGGTCAGTTCTGACATGACAATTGCCGGATCTCCAGCTGACAATGATCAAACGTTTTTTCAACTTTACAGAGATGCAGCAGATGGTAGCGATACCTTTACAGGTGAAGCACGAGTATTAGGAATTAAATTATTCTATACAACTGATGCAGCTAACGACGCATAGGATTAAAATATGAGAGATTTAAAAAATAGCCTTACCACATCAGGTAAGAGTTCAACAAATATACAATCAAAGAAAACAAAAGGTTTTGGCTATCAAGTTTTAGGATTTGGTGCTGGGGGTAGTGTTTCTTATAATGTAGCAACCGGTGGAACAATTACAGAAGATGGAGATTTTAAGGTTCACAAATTTACAGGTCCTGGAACATTTGAAATTACAGAACTGGGAAGTGCCGGAGAAGTAGATTACATGATAGTAGCAGGCGGAGGCGGTGCAGGTTATGGATATGGTTCTTACGCGGGAGGAGGAGGATATAGAGCATCCGGATATGGTCCCTCTCCACTTCAGGCTGATCCAGCACCAGTTGCAGTTACAACTTATCCAATTGTAGTAGGCGCAGGCGGAGCTGGTCGTGTAGGTTTACCTTATACATGCGGGGATCAGGGATCCTCTTCATCAGGTTTTAGTCTTACAGCTGCCGGTGGCGGCGGTGGAGGTGCAGGTATTACTCCTGGGATTTATGGTATTGCAGGAGGTCCCGGAGGTTCCGGGGGAGGAGCTTCTGGTGGAGATCCGTATAATACTCCTAGAGCCGGAGGAATAGGGAACACACCCCCTGTTAGTCCTGTCCAAGGTCATGATGGGATGGGTGCAGTGACACCTTCTCCTAATGCAGGTGATGGAACTGATTTACAAGGAGGCGGAGCAATAGCAGCTGGCGCAATTCCAAATGGTTCAAATAATGGTGCACCAAATACTGTTTCTGGTTCAGACGTTACATATTCAAATGGAGGTGGCCCTACTGCACCGCCATCAACTCCAGCTAATACAGGTTTTGGGGGCACAAGTCAGGGACAATATGGTAAGTCAGGAGTAGTAATAATAAGGTATCAATTTCAATAATATGGCACATTTTGCAAAAATTTCAGAAGATAATGAAGTACTTCAAGTATTGGCTGTAGACAATAAAGACACACAGAATGCTGAGGGTGTTGAAGTTGAATCTATTGGACAAGCATATCTTGAAAAACACAATAACTGGCCCACACATTTATGGATTCAGACTTCAATTAATACTACTGGCAATCAACATTCATTGGGCGGAACACCCTTAAGAGGAAACTATGCGAGTGTAGGGCATACTTGGGATGTAGAGAATCAAATTTTTTGGTACTTTAAACCTTTCCCATCTTGGGTAAAAGATATATCAATTGCTAATTGGAAATCACCTATTGGTGATGCACCAGATGATTTAACTGATGAAGAAAAAGCAGCTTTTACTCATTATGCGTGGAATGAAGCTGGCCAATCTTGGGATAAAACAATCCTATAATTGATCTAGATCAAATCTTTTTAACCATATTGACATTAGTATATCCTCCTTTATAAAAGGAATAGGTATGCAAAAGAAAGTATTAACAGAGCAGTCATTATATTTTGGACAAGTAGATATGCCAAAATATTTTGAAATAGATCGAGATGAGTTAGCTCATCATATCTTACGTTCTACCTTTAATAATAAAGATCTTATATTTTCAAGAACATGGGATAAGTTAAATACTTATATAATAGATCATGTAAGGGTAAAATATAATTTTATCTTAATAAAGGAAAAAACATGGGGGGATATATATAAACCTAGTCAAATTACTATTCCTTTATTAAATATTGATCCAGTAGATCTTACACACTCCCCTGATTATACTTTACTTTATGGAGTAAAAACTGAGAAATGTAATGTTAGAATTCACTATGATGACAATAGAAGAGCAGGACGATCTTGGGATATAGAATTAAAGAATAACATGTTTATTATGTTTCCATCTACTAACATGTACTACATAACAAATAATCAAAAAGATTCTTTGAATTTTATACAAACAACCACCTATTCCTACTTCTAAAAAGTATGGTTTTATCTAATTATATTTGGTATTTTAAATCTGCATTAACACCACGATTTTGTGATGAAGTTATTAAATATGCATTAGGGAAAAAAGAGGCTATGGGTAGAACCGGGGGATTTGACAAGAAAGAATTATCAAAAGAGGATATTAAAAACATTCAAAGAAAAAGAAGATCAGATTTAGTATGGCTGGATGATACTTGGATTTATAAAGAATTACATCCTTACATACACCAAGCTAACAAAAATGCTGGTTGGAATTTTGATTGGGACTACAGCGAGCCTTGTCAATTTACAAAATATAAATTAAACCAATATTATGATTGGCATGCTGACAGTTACGATAAACCGTTTAAGGATCCTAATAAAAAAAATCGTTATGGAAAGATAAGAAAATTATCGGTTACTTGTCAATTAACCGATGGATCAGAGTATAGTGGAGGAGAAGTAGAATTTGATTTTAGAAACTATGATCCGCATCTGAGAGAAGAAGCTAAACATTTAAGAAAAGCAAAAGAGATACTCCCTAAAGGAAGTATCATTGTATTTCCATCATTTGTATGGCATAGAGTTAAACCAATAACGAAAGGAACAAGGTATTCATTAGTTCTTTGGAACTTAGGGTACCCATTTAAATAACATGGATATAAATAATTATTTTAAGACACCTATTTGGGCCGAAGAAAAACTTGAATATTTAAAGTCTTTAACTAAAGCTACTGATAAATATATTAAAGCTGCAAGAACTAGAGATAGAAAAATAATAAAATGTACTACTGACTTTGGTTACTCCTCCCCTGCAACTTTATTAGCTGAGGACAATAATTTTAGAGACTTTAGGGATTATATTAATCAAAAGTCTTGGGAATTTTTGGATCAGCATGGCTATGATATGAAACAATA